TCTTAGTCTCCGACCCTAACCATACTGCAAACGCCCCCGTCATTGCACCTGAGACGACGCTTATCATTGCACTCTGCTGTGTACTCAAGTCTTCTAAGGACATCCCCCACTCGATAACTCTTATATACATCACTGTCATCACAAGCATCATCAAGCGTGGTACTATCTTGTATTTTAATATCGTTTCTGCCGCCATTATTTTTTCCCGAACAACTTTGTAGCAGAACGAACACCGAAGCTAGCAGCAACGATAACGCCAAGACTATACTGATACCATTGTGGCATTGATTCCAACTGGGCAAACCCATTTGCTACAACCTCTTCCATTCCGGGGATGAAGGCTAATATTAAGGGTATTGAAAACAAAATTACCAACCACTCGTCTTTCCACGAGGATTGGCTACCCTTCGCCATTTCCAAATCCCAATCAATTTCTCCAGTAGCTTTTTTCTGCATCACTACAGCTTCGGCTTGCGCCCTAGCTACTTTAGTTGCTGACTGAGCTTTCTTCTCTTCTACTTTACCATTTAACCATGTACCTGCTAAATCAGCTACAGGTCCTATCAACATGTTTAACATTTCCACCTCTTACGTGCTTGACGCAGACGACTATTCGGGTCTTTAGCCGCCTTAGGAAACTTCTTCATTTGTCCTGCAGACCTAGCACAGAATGACTTACGACGTTTTGCATCCTTGCTTCCTGCCTTAACCTTACCCGTAACAGCCGTCTTCAGCTTACTTCCGGGGTTTTTCTTACGGTATGCCTTAACACCAGCCTCAGTCATGCCTGCTCCCGACTTGGTTGGTCGGAAGTTCTTCTTGTTTCGCTTGGGCATGTTGTCTGGTTTACGTGCCACTACTTCTTCCTTGCTGTTTGTGCCGCACGTTTAAAATTAGCCTTAGAGGGTGCGCCACTGCTACCCGCCTTACGCATCTTCTCTCCACTACCTGCTTTGATACGATTACGTTTGGCTGCGATGTTGGCATATAGACCTTTACGTTTAGTCATAGTCAATTACCTTTCTAGAGTTCAAGGGGCAAGTTACCCTGCCCCCTGAGTGTTAGCATTAGACCCCAGTTTGAACTGCGGCAGTCTGTACTAATTTAGTTGGGTCGCCAATGTCAGCAATCAAAGCAATAACACGGAAGCGAACTACTGCAGAGTCTGCACCCAAGATTTTAACTTGGATAGCATCTGTAGCAATTACAGTGTTAATACCTGCGGCTGTTGGGTGAAAGTTGTAGATAGCATCAGCGTTGCCATCGACACCATCACAGAAGGCATCAATGTCAGTACTAATACCAACATCAAAAGTCACACTAGAGCCACCAGCTTCAAGAACGTCCAAACAACCACCAAGAACGATGGAGTTGTCAGGAAGGTCAATCACCTTGATAACATCGTTAGCTGTAAGGTTGTCATCGGCAGCATCAAAGATTTTTGACTGCACGATGTAAGGACGAATCGCATGAGCGGGATGTCCTACAGTTCCACCACCAGTGATGGTATGGTCAAAAGTAGCCATTAGTCAATCTCCTCTATGCGAAGTCAATGACACCGCGAACAACAGCTTCTTGGCGCAATACTTTTTGCCCAAAAACATGTAGTCCACGAATAACGTCAGAGAACGATTCAGTTGAACGAACCACTTCGGTTTTAGCGATGTGGGATGCAGTAGAAACTGCTGACATGTGACCTGCAAGAATAATATTCTCAGAAGCATCAGTTGCAAGAGTTGCAGATGCGTCAGTTAGGGTCACTTGGTCTGTGCCACCTGTGCTGTTAAGCGCAGTTGACTTGTAACAACGGAAGCCAGCAAATGTTCCCGGCAATGCTAAACCATTTCTCAATGGGGAGCTATTGTCGCCAGTTACTTGAACTTCAGCTAGTTTGTTACCAGCTTGTAGCATCTTCTGATAGAAGATTGGAGGTGCTACAAACCAACGGTTTTCTTCAGGCACAGATTGGTCGTCTAGTAGACGAGCCATAGCTAACATCATGTTGATGCCGTTATCATCTGTTTCAACGTTGATAGGAGCGTTAGCTGTACCAATGTCGCCTGCCGCGGCAGTTGTGGTTAGAGTCGTGCCAGAAACAGCAGACGCGGCAATACCTGCACCGTCTGAAATTGCTTGCAAGACTGTTGCATCGTACTTACGCTTCAGAGCGAATGCACCTGAAGATGTAGCCAATGCTTCAAAGTTAACGTGAGACTGACGCTCTTCAATATCGTCAATCTTAAACGCAAATGCGTTTGCTTGGTCAACAACCATAGTGATTTGGTCATCAGCTAAGTCCTGTGGATTAACCACTGAACCACGCTGATATGATGACACAGTTACTGTAGGCTCTTTAATGACACGAACAGTATCGCCAAAATTTTCAATTTCGCCAGCGTAATCGGTGTTAGTAATATCTTCTACAACCGAAGCACGACGGAAAAACTTGAGAACCTTTTGGCTGAAAATTTCTGGTGCAAAGTTACCACTAGGTAAGTTTCCATATCCAGAAGAAGTAGTGAACGCCATGTTCTAGTTCCTTCCTTGTCTCTTTTTGAGGTTTTTAGGAGTTAAAGTCTATTCGCCCTTCAGTCCTTGCAGCGTCTAATTCAGATTCCATCTGTTCAAACTCCCAAGGTTTCATCTTGACGATTTCTGAAGATTTGAATGTACGTTTTCCACTATTAGAGTCTGTACGGACATCCCTGACAGGTGTTTTTGTAACGGCATCTGCCGCACTTGCCTGTCTCTTCTTTGTTGGTTTGTTAAGACCAGTATCGGCCTTATAAAGGTCCACTACACGAGCAGCCCATTTTGCATCGGTACTGTTTTTATAGATACCTTCAGCAATTGTTTTTGGCTGTTCTTCGAGCCATGTTAAAAACTCTTTTGAAGATTTAAGCTCATCAAAGTCTGAGTGCAACCGTAGCAGTTCTTCGTACGCTTTCTGCTTTTCTAGTTCCTTTTCTCGTTCCTTGATAGTGCCTATTTCCTGCCGAAGCTGTGACACCTGTGATTCCGTCTGCATAGACGCAACCGTTTGCACTACTTCAAATACATCAGGGTAACGTTCCTTAAACTCTTGAAGTTCTTCTTGAGTCCTTGGTGGTGTTACTCCCCTAGGCATTTCAACAGCGCGTTCTTCCATCGTTTTACGAAGAGACGAAAGTTCTTCTTTAAAGTCTGAAACTTTGCTGTCATAGTGTTTTTTAAGGTCGTCATAACGTTTTTTATAGTCGTGTTCAGGCTCAGAAGAGTCTGGCTTACTGACAAAGCTATTTGCATCCTGAGTAGCTGCATTTGGTGCAGGGTCAGGTTGAGTATCGTCTGAGGAAGCTTCAACATTTTCTGTATTATCTTCTTCATCCTTGTATACTTCATCCTTATAATTTCCACGGTATAAATTTTCATTATTTATAGTTCCGAAAGAGTCGTTAGGTTTATTGGCTCTGTGGCCTTTTACTTTTGCCATTTATTTACCTCATAATGCGGGGCTACTTGGCTGTAGGTAGCCGCTTCGGTTATGTCAGGGCCGTAGTACGGGTAGCTGACTAAACTTTAAGGGAACTCAGGAGAGAGTCGCCCTTTAGAATCCATTGGGATAGCAGAATAAAATTCATGCGGACCTATCTGGTCTGCAAATTCTAACAGGTCAGAATCACGCATCCACTGACTATCTGCCCCCGGTTTTGTATAAAATAGTGTATTGTAGGGAAGTCTTTTATAACCTTCCGTTTCAGGGCTTGTAACATTACTAGCCGCTATAAACGCTTTCTTTAGTCCTTTATCGGCTGTCCCATCTATAACTTCATTAAGACGAGCCTCTAATACAGAAGGCTCAAGTCCTGAAAACTGATAAGCTTTATTTGGGTTATTGTCTACGTGTTGTTTTAAAACTTCCTTTACAGTTTTTACGTTTTTAAAATCTTGATAGTCTGAATCTCTTCTGTTTATTATAACTTCAGCAATAGCTTCCATGTCTTCTACTGGAGTAATATTAGATACTGTTTCTGTAAGTAGAGTTAACATGATTGCATCTCTATCAGAAAGAGTAGCCATAAATTTATCTATTTCGCCTCTTTGTCTTTTACGTTGACCAAATTCTTTTAATGCTTCTAATGTCTCTTCAG